TGGCTGTAATTATGAACCTAGACGATCACGTATCATGCACCAGCTGCCGCAAGGCTACGCATAAGTACAGCTTATTTCCTGGCAATATCTGCCTAGCGTGTTATGAGCTAACGCCAGCGGCTAATGCGCCGCTCACAATGCAAGGGTTGCAGCAGCTCACCAGGACATGGGCAGGTAAATAGATCCAGAACACAAGATCTAACAAGATATAGGCGCGGGGGCTTGACACTCTCGCGCCTATTCTGTATTTTAAGACTAGGTGAGCGCAAGGCTTGCCGATTTAGCATAGGGATAAGGGCATTATCATGAGCGATTACGAGACAAGCAATTTTGCAGCTCACGCGTATAACCTGCTTACTGGCAGCAATGGCCAGCCAGGTACAGTTATCACAACTGACCACCATACGCAATATACGATCGACGTAGCAAAGGAACTAGCGTTCCAACAAGGGTACGACAGAGCTATCAAAGATGTAATGGAAATTATCAATAAACAGCAAGAGATAAACGATAAATTGGGCCGTATCGGTGGTGAAGATCTTCACGTCATTCGCACCAAGATCAAGGAGATGTACCTTTAATGCCACTACAGCCCAACGCTAAGCCATCATGTGCCAATCCTGAATATGACCCTGAGTGGTGGTTCCCAGATCCGCAGTCATCACGCGTTAAGTCTCCCGAAGTGGTTGAGCATAACCGCCAAACCCTGGCTAACGCCGTTTTGGCTATGCAGATCTGCCAAGAATGTCCGCTCTTTGCCGACCAGTCATGTCTGGAATATGCCATGAGCGACACAACTACAATAGACTATGGAATATATGCCAGCACTCTACCTACCGAACGTCGAGCAGCTGTGGGGCAAACTCCTCACGTGCTTGATAAAAATCCCCTATTCGGTCAAATTAGGCATCAAGCTACCCGCATGGGAGTAATCCCAGTACGGATAGCACCAAAGGAAAGGCCAAAATCATCAACGTTAAACTTCTTAGACAGACGAAACGACAGAGACGTATTACAGCAGGATTTATCTGCTTAACAGTTGTCACACTATGGTGTAACAATGGGCCATCAAAGGCCGCAAACGATCATCTCACGCCAGCAAAGCCATTCGCTCATGTCTTATATATGCGCCAAGGTGGCAACGCTAAGCAGTGGAGTTGTCTTGTGAAATTGTGGACTATGGAAAGTCACTGGAACTATAAAGCTGTCAATTCGCAATCGGGGTCGCGGGGAATACCGCAAGCGCTCCCTGCGAACAAGATGGCGCAGTTTGGTAGAGATTATAAATATGATTACCAGACGCAAATTAGATGGGGTTTGCTGTATATCAAACTCCACTGGAATAACAGCGCGTGCAGCGCGCTCATACACGAGAAAAAGATAGGTTGGTACTAATGATTACAGAAAATGATGTACGCACAATTCGCCGAGAATACAAGGTTGCGAGTACGCCATCAGGTGGCGGGTCAACAGCAGTAAACGTGATCGAACTGGCTAAACGTTATGGCGTAAGCCAGGAAACTATCCGCCGTATTGCTCACTACAGCATGTATAAGTGGGTTAAAGATGCATGATCACGAGCTACCACTGGTGTACTTTCACGTACTGGCAAAGGATAAGGCCAAAGTATTGCCATACTGGCTAGAACAAAACCTAGATAATCTGGACTACCCACGCGATAAGATCATTCTCAGCTTCAGAACAAATAACAATAATGACGATACAGCAGCGATCATCGATGAATGGATACATGAGCAGCCTATTCGCGCTGCACAAGGCTATGAGTCTGACGCTCGTCTCTTTCAATGGCGGGCTACCTGGTTCAACGACGAGGATGTATCAGAGCAGGTTCAACGCTTTGGCGTACATGAATGGAACGCTGAACGCTTTGATGTGCTCGCCAAGCTACGCCAGGAAGGTATTCAAGATGCTAAAGATATGGGTGCACACTACTTTGTCTGCGATGTGGACAACTTCCTACTACCCGATACTTTACGCACGCTGGTAGAGGCTAATAGGCCCGTTATTGCGCCTATTTTGCGCTATGCAGTGGCAGAAGGTGAAGAAGATCATGCTGGCTACAGCAACTATCATCACCCAGTAACAGCTACTGGCTACTTTCAAAATAGTGACAAGTATTTTGCTCTGCTCAATGGCATAGTGCGTGGCATTAAAGAAGTTGATCTGGTTCACTGTACCTACCTGGTTGATCATAAGGTGCTAGGCAAGACAGACTATTTTGATGGCACAAATGACTATGAATATGTCCGAGTGGCTCGCAATTGGCGCAAGAATGGTGTGCCACAATATCTCGATAACCGCCAGATCTATGGCTATCTCACACTGCACGAAAATGTCGATGCGTGTAAGTATTGGATGGGGAAACTAACTAAATGACTTACGATATTGAAGCTGATGAATGGTATGGCACCTGTGGTGCTTGCAAGGTAGAACTATTTGCCCCGACTAAGACCATGTACGCCTTGCAATACCGCCGTCACACCAAGTCCAAAGATTGCTTAGGTGGCTACTGATGAAAGCCAAGCCAAGTGAGATTAAAAAGATGGCTGCCCTGCTTGAAGAGGATGCAGAGTCAAGCGAGGATATGGCTAAGCGCGTTTGGGAGCTGGTTGAGGAATTAACCGCCAAGCGTGAGCAGTACATGGCCGTCGTTGTACATCCAAGTGTGAAGGTTGCTATTGCCATTGGGCCATACAACACTGTCAATCAACTTCGCAAGGACTACGAAAAGCATTGCTCGCGCATAGCGGACGATGACTATGGTATAATTGCGACGGTGCGTGATCCTATCCACGCATAACGATAAGCCTCGCGTTCCTATCCGCGGGGCTTATTCTTTATCTAATAGCTCTGATGTAGCCGTAAGTGGCGTATAACTATTGCCATTCTTATAGTAGCCATACGCTCCGCGTACCAAAGTAAATGGCTTTGTAGGCACATTCATCTGTGAATATGGTGCAGGACTATTGACATTGTAAAAGGCTGGCCAAGTAAAGTCCGGAGCGATGATGTTGGCGTTGTAGCCATCTGGCGAAATGAGATAGTTACCTACAGTGTGATCGCATATCTCGCATAGCCATTGCTTTCCATCTGGTGCCAACTTATACGCGTTGATCTGCGGGTCAACAAGCATTTCAGCAAGTTCATGCATGGCTACAGCTGCAATACCAGGTGTATAAAACGCCTTGGTGATCTGCCTACCAAGCACTGTCAGTGGCTTAATATATGTTCCGTATGGATTACGTGAGCCATAAGCATTGACTCTGATATAGGCAATAGGATTGTTATTGCTATCAAGTTCATGGTAGCCGTAGGCCACATTAGCAAGTGAAGGGTTAGGAAACTGCGGGACAAAGCAGACATTCCATGTGCCATTACCGCGGGCACTGCCCATGACTACTGGTTGAGGTGGCAAACCCCACGCTGTCGTTACTTGCTTAGAAAAGATATTAAGCGCTTGTGTGATAGCAGGCAACTTTGTGCCAAGAGTCTTCGACTCATCTACCACTGTGATTGTTGATGGCATGTTAACTCCTTGGGTTGGCATTGTCGGTGGAATAAAAGCCAGACCCATTAAACTTTACAGTTGGGCTGGAATAGGTGCGGCGCATTGCAATACCGCAACACTGCGGATCGATAGCCTCTTCAAACATTGATCGCTCAACATCCATTTCGATATTGCAGATCTGACAACGATATTCATAGGTAGCCATCAGTCTTCTACTTTCTTTCTTGTCCATGGATCTTCCCCGCCAAGTTCGCGGGTAATTCTGCGAAGCGCGGCCTTAACTTTGCGCTCTGATGATGAGCGAGAGATAGCCAGTGACTCAGAGATTTGTTCATAGGTCATTGCTTCAACATATTTCATATGCAAAAGCAACTGATCATCTGGTTCTAGCTTATCTTTAGCCTTGCGTACATCAAAGAGTGAGATGATGTAGTTACCGCCTTCAGCGGGATTGCCACCACCACCAACCTTTTCACCCGTTGGGTTACTGGTAGGCACAACATCTCTCCAGGCAAATGGCAGTAGTTGTTCTAGCATCTCTGCTGAGTAAAAAAATTCATCTCTTACTTCATAGCCCGCCGCTTGCGCTTTAGCTCTGCGACAATACTTCTCAGCATGGCGTTGCAAAGTTTTGGCAAGCATGCGCACACCAGTCCGATAATCTTCAGTATCTTTATCATGCTCAAGCCACTCTTTGACCTTCGTCTCGCGGCGCAGCACCCACACGATAAGTTCATTCTTGACATCACTTGCATCAAAGTAAGTGTTGTATTTACGGTGCACTTGCCGAGCGACTGTATGGGCAATTTCTTGTGCTTCATCTAACCAAGTCAATCTAATTCCTCTGGATCGTGGAGTAAGTTCTGCGGAACTGCGTAGCATGGCACTGGCATTTTTTCATCCCAGAAGTGATCTTGTATGCCTTCCCAGCCCCAAATCCAGCCTAGAATACTGGCTTTATAGTGACCGTCGACAGTAACAAGAAAGTATCTACGATTCTTATTGTCATCTGGTTGTAGCAGTAACTTGCCATATGGATAAGCAGTTGATCGCACTTCGTAATGACCAACGTCGCCATCTTTGCGATCTTCAAAGAGCGAGAATGGAAACTTATCAAGCCATCTACCCATGGCTAGTTCTGCGATCACACCGCATATGTCACGAGCAATAGCCTCTGGCCATGTCTTGCTTACCTTGCCAACATCTGCGCCATTGTCACGATTAAAGTTGTAACGCTCCACCGCTTCGATGGTTGCATAAGTGACATCAGCTACGCTGAGCTTTACTTCTACCACTGCCATAGCTTGCCATCCACTGTAAATGATTTATTAACAATTGGCACAAGTTGCGGCATGACTGTATTGCCTTCAACATGCAATATGCCAAAGCCTTGCTGCCAAGTAAATAAGCCCGCCTTGATATAGCGAGCATGCTTAAGATTCATTAAATGACCAACTTCTAAGCCCCACACTGTCTTAGATTTGCCACCCCACGATTGTGTCCAGTGTGTTAAACCCATCCTGTGCGTATGTCCGCAGACGACGCTTGCACCAGCCCGCTTTGCAAGTCCGAGAGCAGTAGATCCAGCAGTAGGTTGAACGTTTCCTTCGTCCCCGTGAACAAGTATCCAATTTGGTGCCAACTCGTAGGGTTGCTTGTGATATTCAATTCCAAGTTGATCAAGTTTGAGGAACTTTTCAATCTCAAGTTCAGGCAAGCCAAGAAAGCCTGGGGCTGAGTGTTTGATTTTATTGTATAGTCGATCACTGTGGTTTGACCTTGAGATATGCTTGATTTTAAGAGACTCAAGTAGGCGTACAGTAATATCTCTGTGCTTGCCAATGTCATAAGTCCACTCTCCTGGACCGCCTTGCTCCCACCTGCTGATTTGCGGAAAGTCAATTTCATCTCCTACACTCACCACCTCGTCTGGTTTGTATGCTTTAATAAATGCTGCTAAAGCTGTCGTTGCACCTACATCATGATATGGTGCTTGTAGATCGCTAACGACCACTATGGTCTTCACTCTTTAGGCCATGTCCCGTCCAGCACCATCAAAGCAATAGCGCTATAGTTGAGTAGATCTAAGAAACTGTCTCTAAGAGACTCGTTTTCTGGTGTTGCCCCACTGTCTGTGAGGTGATTGATGCGTGCCAACTTGTCCCACATGCGCACACGTAAGCCATTAAGTGGACCGCCAGGAGCTTGGGCGATGTTCTTGGGTCCGTAATCTTTGTGCTTCTTAAGCAAGAGATTACCCGCCCCGTCATACACTTCCCACATTGAAGATGCAAAGTCTTTGCCATCACTCTTGATCACTTGCACTCTCTCGCTCATTTGGTCTTCCCTTCGGAATTACGCGTTGGCCTTTGTAAATATAATCCTTGGTTTTGTCATCTATATCATACACCACATATACGACATTTGTATCAAGATACTCATATGGTACTTCAATCGTGTCGAGTACCCAATAAGCCAGGGCTACACGCCCACCATCAAAAGGTCCGCCTTGAAATGTTGGGTTGTATTCGCTCATTTGCTTTCCTGAATGAGAGTGGTTGTGATCTTGCCACCAGTAAAAGCATCGTACTTGCTGGCTATTTGCAAGGCTTTAATGATGATCTTGCGGGCTTTGACATGATCGTCAACCAGTGAGCCACCAGCCAGTGCTGCGATAGCGCCCAAAGCAAAGCGTTCCCCGCTGCCTGCGGTGTAGATATTGTCAATGGTGCGTTCCCATGAGTAATCTTCGTTAAGCCTATAAACTCTACCCTTGATCACAACGATCATGATGTTGTCTTGCTCAACAGCAGA